GTACTTGCCAGCCTGCGTCTTTGCACGCCCCGCGAAAGTTATACCCTTCCGAGTCAGCGTGCCAAACGTAAAACACGGCACCCGGCTTCATAACCGCGTCAGCCGTTACAAAAGCGTCTCGCAAAAAAGCGCGGAAAGACTCGTCAGTCATGCTGTCATTTTTAATTGTCAGCGCATCTTTTGTTTTGCCAGTGTATGCAACATTGTATGGCGGGTCGGTTAACAGCATATCCACCCGTTGTTTCCCGCATAATTGCTCCATTGCAGTCATTTCTAGACTAGAACCGCACATCACTAGGTGTTCCCCGCACAACCATATGTCGCCCAATCGCGTAACAGGCTCTACAGGCGGTTCTGGCGTATCGTCTGGGTCAGTTAGCCCTTTGGTGCCTTCATCGGCTAATAGGGCGTCTATCTCGTCCGTGTTGAAACCCGTTAGGTCTAGGTCAAAGTCCAATGCTTTGAGGTCAGCCAACTCCAGTTTAAGCATGGCATTGTCCCAACCGGCGTTTAACGCAAGTTTATTATCGGCAATGATATATGCACGCTTCTGGGATTCAGATAGATGCGATAGCCGAATACAAGGGACTTCGGTTAATTTCAGTTTACGAGCAGCCATGACGCGCCCGTGTCCGGCAATGATGCCGTTAACCTCGTCTATGAGGACGGGGTTAGTAAACCCAAACTCGCGGATGCTTGCGGCAATTTGGGCTACTTGAGCATCGTCATGTGTTCGGCTGTTTTTCGCGAACGGGACTAACTCACTTACCGCAATGTTCTCAAGTTCCATTACGACAGTTTACTTCTGTTTACCGTGCCGCATCAACCTGTTAATCCCGTTTAAGTATCTTGACCTTCTTCTCCTCACCGGGGAACACGACGAAGTTGCGGGTGCCGCTACCTCCTTGGCCTCGGCTACCTGCGTCTTGATATTTAACACCGACCAACCCTTTGTCCTTTAGGAACTGCGCAACTTTTGGCATTTCGCCGCCTTTTGATGAGCCGAATCCTTCGTAAATCCATTTGTGCATTGCTGCACCAGTTGGATTTCCAAATGTTTTTTCCAAGTCTTTCGTTGAAAGTCCACGCGAACCCATTTGTTTTACTAGTTTTTGCGCTTGAGGGGTATTACGCCAATCAGCCCATGCCTTTTGCACAAACTCCGGCTGCTCACTTATCGGCTTATCGTAATCAAGCATACGGTCAATCATGTCGTCGGGGAGGTCGGCTTTGTAAAGGGGAGAAAGGTCTTGTATTGCCGATTTTGTTTCAGGGCTTAAATCAAAATTGTCCGGCTCTTTAAGCGCGGCTCTTAATGCTTGATGCGGATAATCGAACCCTAAAAAATCGTCGTTTTGCAGGGCTTGAACAACGCGCAACTCTTGGGCTGAAAGCCCCGCGTCCTTTAATGCCTCCATTGCATCATCAGGCGAGTCATGTTCACTATAAATTTGAGAAACTTTTTTCTCAAAATTTCTGTAAGGAATTTGCGTTGCATATCCGCGAGCAACCTTCGGCGATTCAGCAAGGTAAATTCCGTGCCCGTAAGCCTGTGCCCCCTCACCCGTACCAATCTTGCTTGCGTCAAACTCGCCTAACGGGTTTTCCTCGGTCGGGTCAAAGCGATGCGGTGTACCGTGGTACACATCCATTTCGAGAACGGGAACGGTTTTGCGTAGCGCAGCAGCCAACCGCATAGGGTCAACCATTGACCCTGCGTACTCACCGGCAGCACGGGGGCTGTCAAATGCACCCTTTGCGCGCTCTATCTCGCCCTGCACAAGAGCCTTGCCCGTCTGAATAGGCTGCGTGACGATTGCCTTGCCGATGGTGCCAAGTTCTTGGGCGGCTTGGTCTAGGCGAGGGGTCGGGCGGTCAGCGGCTTGGGAGAACTCTGCCGTCGTCATGCGCCCGATGTTGGGGTCGCTTGTCAGGGCTTCGTAGGCAAGTCCACCGACATCCTGTGCGCGGTCACTGAGGGTATCGACTACCCCGCCACCGAAGTCAGCGGCTTGGCTTTTAAGGCGCTGCAAGTAATCAAGCGCGGCAGCAATTTTAGATGGCGAGTGGCGTGGCATTACTTGCGCTCTTGTTGTCCTTGCCCGTACAAAGTTAACCCTGCTGCGATTTTTGTTGGCGGCAGGCGCAAGGGCTTGTCCGGGTAGAACTCATCTGCCAAACCTTCTTCCATAACCCAATCAGGGAGCAAACCGGTTTTTTGCGGAGCATATATCGTGTCGGCAGCACTTGCTTTGCGGTTCTGTTCACCATACGGGCCGTAGTTAACCCAACTGTTTTGCCCCCGTGTTTCCGAAGTTACCGCCTTACGAGCCAATGGGCTGTACATAGCCAAGTGCGCTCGCCAAGCGTTTTCTTCTCCGTCTGCGCGAAAACCGTGCCCATATTTAAGATGCCCAAAGTAGTCGTGAACGATGCGGAATATATCGTTTGCGGTAACCGGTACACCGTCAATAACCTCGCCTGTTTTGCGAAGCAATGGGTTGCCGCTGATATCTACATCGGCGCTTTTTGTACTGCCAAATCCGCTCTCAGTTGGAAACACCCACAAGTGATTGTTGTCTCGCACATCCATGATTGCAGCGCGAGGGTTCTTTGCATACGGGTCAGGCATATCGGGACGGATAAACTCAATCTTTAACCCAGTCTTTTTAATTTCGTTCCATTGGTCAAGCGTTTCATCAATCATCGCGTCATACGCCGCTTTAACCTTTGGGTCATTTGGAGCGTGCGGCATTTCGTCGTAGGCAGCAGCAATTTTAGTTGCTCGTTCGGGTATTACTTTTCTAAAAACTTTAGGAGGTTCGTACGAAACGTTTTTGCTCGATGCGTAACTTTCCGCAGTTTTTATGGCTTTCTTGTAAGGGGAGGCAACATAGGGGCGGCCTGCAACGGTGAGGGGTTCTGTAGAGGTGCCAATGAGGGGAGGTTTGCCACCTGCTGCCCTCGCAGCCGCTCCCTGTGCTTCTGCCACGCTGCGATTTCTTCCGGGTCGTCCAAGTGACTCAAGTCCGGGGATTGACTTTGCATATTCAACGCCTCTTTCGATTGTGGTTCCAATTCGGGTTGCAGGGCCAAGCGGGTTAACAAAACTAGCAGCAACATCGCCCATTGTTTCCATCGCATTGTCTGTGCGCGGGTAAGCAAGTCCTGCTCGGGCGGCTTGGTCAATCATGTAATCTGAACCGCCAACGGGGGCTTCTGTTGGATAACCAGCCGCAGCCATGCCAAGCGCCGAAATGTCTACAGGCGCTCCAAGCATCCGATATGGCGCACGGCTTGCGCCACGCCCAAACGCCGCTACTGCTTGACCTTGTTGAGCAAGGGAAGGCACCGCATCACCGGGTAGCCCAAACCGCTCTTGATATTCGTCGGGCCGTGCTGTTCCCGGTGTGTTAACAAACTCGCTAGCACGGTCGCGCATCTGCTGGAGGTATTGCAGCGCGGCAGCGTACTTTGACGGTTCCGTTTTTTTTGCCATAGGAATGTACGATAATGCTACTCCTCCCACAGAGAGTTGCAAGCATGACTACCATCTCCGACGCCTACCGCGCACAGCAGGTCGAACTGCACATGAATCCCGCTTATGGCGTGGCTTCCATCGCCTTTGCGCCCCTTGTCGCCAAACTAGCGGTGGACAACGGGATTAAGTCAATCAGCGACTACGGTGCTGGCAAGAAGCACCTCCAGACCACGCTACAAGCCGCAGGGCTTGAGTTTGACTACCACCCCTATGACCCGGCTTTCCCCGAGTATGGATTGCCCGTCGAGGCTGATATGGTCTGCTGCATTGATGTCCTAGAGCACATCGAACCCGCCTGCCTTGACGCTGTGCTGGACGACCTTGTTCGCATCATGCCGCGCATCGGCTTCTTGTCTGTCCACACGGGGGCGGCGGTCAAGGTGCTATCAGACGGGCGCAACGCCCACCTCATCCAAGAGCCTGCACGCTGGTGGCTACCGAAGTTGTGCGAGCGCTTCCATATCCACCATCTTCAGCACCATCAGATGATGGGTCAGGGCTTCTGGGTCGTCGTCAGCCGCGCCTGAAGCCACGCTACTGTCTCGGCAGGGTCACGGGCTAGGTACCACATCCCAAGCGGCTCAAACGCCTCCTGAAAGCGTTCTTGACCCCTTCGCAGTTTACCCTTTGGGGTCTTGATTTCGAGGAAGGCTGCAAAGCCGGGGGCCGTGACCAGTTTGTCCGGTACTCCCTGCCCTGCTGTTCCTAAATCGTAAACCGTAAACCCTGCTGCCCGCACTGCGGTTGTTATGTCAGCGTCGTTAGCATCCCGGCGAGCGGCGTAGCGCATTAGAACTGACCGTCAGCCCACTCGAACCAAAGTTTGTAGGCGCGAATAAAATCATCCACGCCTTCGCCTAAAAGCATCGGCTTACCCTGCGGCGGCACGAAGAAAAACTGCGCTATTTTTAAACCTTCGTCTGTATCGCCGCGAATAACCCAAACCTGAAAGTTAGGCGTAGTGGCGAGAGCCTGCAAGGTTCTGCGTAGACCCTCCGACATTCCCTCTCCCTTGCGCTTCCATTCAAGCACAAGAAACTTGCCCTTGCGCTCGATGATGCCGTCAAGGTCACATGGCGTTATTTTAGGATTGTTCGGCAGTAACCCAAGGAACGCACCGTAATCAATATGCGATGCATTTCGGCTCCTCATTAGCCGTTCAAACTGCACGGCTTTTTGCATCATGTTGAGCGCGTTGAGGCGATACCCACCCGGTGCGGGTCTTTACCCAACCGCGAGACTTTAGCAGTTCCTCACTACCGCACACGCCACTTCGATGCTGGAGGATAGCCGAAGCGCCGCTAAACTTCTCTCCACACTGCTTACAAGTGCGGGTCATCCCAATTCCTGTGCGTGTTGAATAAGGCGAATAGCCAAATCTATATTTGCTTGACGCTCGAATTCAGAACTGAGCGCATCGACTGTGGAAATCATCGCCTCACCTGCGGTGTAAATGCGCTCAAATTCGTCGCTTCGGCGAGTGGCGTACGACTCCCAATTCGGGTCAACTTCTTTAAAGCAAACAACAGAATCTTCAATGGCATCTTCAAGCGCATCGACGGTTTGCTTCTCGCAGGCAACCCGCCATGAATCGCCATGCCCGTCTATGTCTGCCTGCCCTTGGTACGCTTTCAATGCCTTCCATAGACCTTTCATGATTGCACCTCCTCGCCCCGCGCACGAATAGCAGCGGCGCAGTCTATTGACCAGTTTGTAATTGGGTCGCCGTACCGCGTGTATTCATCACAGATTTTTGCACACGCCTCGCGCTCGGCTGCGGCAACAAGGGCTGCAAAACGCTCAATCGTTTCAATTTGGAGAAGTCTAAAATCAAAAGGGTTTTGGTTAGGAAACCCAATGACCGCTTCTTGCACCATCAGGATGATTTCTTCGCGGTTCACGATTGCACCTCCCGCTTTTTGAGTTTATTCAAGCCGCGTTCGCCGAACAACTGACGCACCATGCTGCTCAAGTGCGGGTGACCCAACACCTCGGCTGCATCGGCTGACCGCAACGCGGCGGCGGTCGAGTCCTTCAGACGTTCAAGCGCATCCGGGTCAGGGTTGATAGTTAACCGCGCAAGGTACGCCTCGCATAGTTTGAGCCTGTTTAGCGGGGTAGGTTCCTGCTTGTTCCACACCTTCGCGTTCCACGCATCCTGTTCAGCGTGACGGGTGATGTCGGCGGCTTTCTGCTTGTCGGTCTTTTCGACCTTCTCGCCGGGGCGAGGTGCGGCTTTTTTATGCAGTTCAAACAAACCCTGATACTGCCCTGCGACCGACTGGTCGACCACGGCTTGTTGGTCAGCACCGAAGCGACTCAACTTCAATTTCATCGCGTGTTCGCTGGCAGGCTTGATGGTTTTGCGAATGGCTTTGCGGTAAGCCACCCATTGTTCCCAAGCCGCTTCGTCTAGTTCGTGCATCGTAAGTCTCCTATCTGTGGAGGTTTGAGAATACTCGTTAACTCAGGTGAACGCAACAATTTTAGTTTGGGCTTCTTAGTTCAAGACTGATTCAGGTTCAGGATGGTCTAGAGCGATGGTCTAGAAAGGGCTATGACTGATGGTGAATCCGCACGGCACAGACGGAATACGCCTGAGCCAATCGTGCGGATTGATGACTGACGGAGCCATCCGCTGTCGGCTACTTTTCACGGTTTCCCGTGTGTGGTTCGCGCTTCCCGACGACACGCTGCGCGTTCAGAGACCCACTGCCCCGGTCTGAATTTAAGGTAATGCTGCGCGTTGTTTCCCCGACCAGCATTCCCGAGCATGGCGTGGTGGGGTGGTTGACAGAACTAGAACAGTCCATCAAACTTCCATCACGCTCACTTCGCATCTGCAGCGTAAGGGCATCCTCCCGCCCGCGTCAAGCCCCCGTTCAGGGGGTTTGTCGTTTCTGGGGTCTAATGCGGTTAACGGCTTTGAGGTAAACGCGCCAAGCGCCAGTAGCCGCCTTGAAAGCCTTTATCCGGGCTTCGCTCCAGTCAGTCGCAGGCCATGCCTTGAATACAGCCCACGCCTTGTCGTAAGCAATTTTGGCGGCTTCTGGGCTGACCATAGGGGTCAGGCAGGGGTAGGCGTGGAATCGGCTGCAATCGGCGTGGTGAGGGCTTCCAGAGCCTTCCATTGCCATACCCTCATGGGAGGCAATCGACCTGCTTTGACCCACCTGCTGACCGCAGGGCGGGACACCCCAAGTTTACGGGCTAGGGCGGCTTTGCTACCTGCGACTGCGAGGGCGTCTTGAATGTCCATGCCGTGAAAGTTAACGCCTGTGAAAAAAAACACAAGGGGGTGTTGACATACCCGTAACCTGTGTTAACCTATCCCTGTCGAATCAATCCACAGACAGGAGCAACAGATATGCACCGCAAAATCACAGACGCTAACGGGTTCCGCGCCATGCGTACGCTTACAAAAGCCGCGTGCGATTTCCGCGTAGATGAAATTGAGGGCGCAGGCATGGACGATGGGCGCGTGTTTATCCACCTTGCCGACGGCTACTGGTTTGAGCATTACGAAACCGTCAGCAAAGGCGTTGGCAGCGCGGAAGATGTGCGCGACGCGATGGCGATGATTCGTCCGCGCCCGTAACACTAACCAACACAAACAGGAGCAACAGATATGCGACCCATCCCCCAACACCTGCCGCCCTCAATCAGATGGGCAATCGTAGCAGGTGAATCCCGAGCAGCCCGTGACCTTGCGATGAAACACGCAAGAGCGCACGCAGACATCCGTGCAGCCTTTGTTACCTGCGCTCGAACCAACCAACGGCTGATGTTCCAAGCCCTGCAAATGGCGAAGTGGTCAATATGAAAACCGTTGGTCTGTACCTGCTGTTGTTCGCCATGTTTCTTGCCCTTGGGTGGCTCGCTGTGAGGACTTTCTGATGGACGACTGGCAACAGCAACGCGAGTGCGAGGAGCGGTACTACACCGAACCCGTCATCTTCAACTGGACGCAAGCCGATATCGACCGCCATAACGAATTGCGGCGCGAACTTAAACGAATGATTGAGGAGAGCAAGAAATGTCAGAACTTCTAAAAATTAATGTCAACGACCACGTTGAGAAGAAGGGCAACCTTACATATTTGAGTTGGGCATGGGCATGGGCTGAAGTGCTGAAGATTGACCCCAACGCACAATGGACTGCACATGAATGGGACAACAGCCCCGTCATGTATCTGCGAAACGGCACGGCAATGGTTAAGGTCAGCGTTGAAATTAAGGGCAACGACAAAACCTGCATCCTCCCTGTCATGGATAACAGGAACCGCGCCATCGTTGACCCTGATGCCTTTGCCGTGAACACCGCCACCATGCGTTGCCTTACAAAGGCGATTGCGATGCACGGTTTGGCTCTCTACATTTTTGCCGGTGAAGATTTGCCCGAGGGCGAGAAAGCCGAGCCTAACCCCGAGGTGTTGGCGCAGATTGCGGCTGTAACTGACGCGGCTGCGCTCGTTGCCCTGTTCAAGTCGCTTGACCCTGCCATCCGCGCTGTCCACATGGATGCGTTTAGCGCACGCAAGAAGCAACTGTAATGGAACAGCGTACAGACGACTGGTTTGCCGCAAGGCTTGGCAAGGTTACGGCATCGCGTGTTGCGGATGTCATTGCCAAGACCAAAACCGGCTTTGGCGCAGGTCGCGCTAATTACATGGCTGACCTTGTGGTTGAGCGCCTTACGGGTCAGAAGGCATCCTCGTTCAGTAATGCAGCGATGGAATGGGGAACCGAGCAGGAACCCTACGCCAGAGCCGCCTACGCAGC